CAAAGTGATGATTGTTTCTACACCACATGGTATGAATATGTTCTACAAATTGTGGGTGGATGCAGAGGAGGGGCGTAATACTTATATTCCTATTGAGGTTCATTGGAGTGAAGTTCCCGGTAGAGATGAAAAATGGAAAGAGGAAACGATTAAGAATACCTCTGAGGCACAATTCAACACAGAGTTTGAGTGTGAGTTTCTTGGTTCTATTGATACTCTTATCGCTCCGTCAAAGTTAAGAACATTAGCATACAGAACACCAAATACTTCTAATGCGGGTTTAGACCTTTATATTCCTCCAGAGAAAGACCGCACATATATGATTACTGCTGATGTTTCACGGGGAACAAAAAATGACTATTCAGCATTTATAGTTATGGATATATCAGAAATACCATATAAGATTTGTGCAAAGTTTAGAGATAATGAAATTAAACCTATGCTATTTCCAAATAAAATATATGAGTTGGCACGGGCATATAATCAAGCATTTGTGTTGATTGAGGTTAATGACATTGGAGAACAGGTTGCTAATGCTATGCAGTTTGATATGGAATATGACAACTTAGTTATGGCATCCATGCGTGGTAGGTCAGGTCAGGTGCTTGGCGGCGGGTTCTCTGGCGGCAAAGCACAGTTGGGCATTCGCACTACAAAAGCAACCAAGAAAATTGGCTGTTCAAATTTAAAACAGTTAGTTGAAGATAATAAATTAATTATAGAAGATTATGATATTATTAGCGAGTTATCCACATTTATAGTCAAGGGTCAATCCTTTGAGGCAGATGATGGTTGCACCGATGATTTGGTAGCATGTCTATTCATATTTGCTTGGGCAACAGACCAAGCATATTTTAAGGAATTGACCGATCTTGATGTTCGTATGACTATGCAAAGAGAGAACGCTGATGCATTGGAACAAGATATGGCACCATTTGGGTTTATTATAAATGGTCTTGAGGATGAAAACATAGGAACAATGGTTGATGAATATGGAACCCGTTGGTCACCTATGGTGAGAACTTACGACACAGATTGGTGAGGTGATTTTTGGATTTTGATATGTTTGGCAGTATGCTTTCTGCATTACAAGGCATGTTTGCTTTTGAAATGATGATGTATCTCTTCGCGGGGGTAATATGTGGTTTAGTTCTTGGTGTAATTCCCGGTCTTGGTGGTCTTACTGGTCTATCCCTATTACTCCCCCTTGCTTTTACAATGGAGCCTATGGTATCCTTTGTGTTCATTATGGGGTTGTATGCTATTACCACAACCTCAGATACTATTCCTGCCGTTCTATTTGGTGTGCCGGGAACTATTGGTTCTGCTGCTACTGTTATGGATGGATATCCTATGTCTAAACGTGGAGAAGCGGGGAGAGCATTAGGTGCAGCATTCACTGCATCTGCTATCGGTGGTATCTTCGGAGCAATGCTTTTAGCATTCAGTGTTCCTATTCTTCGCCCAGTTGTTATTCAAATTGCATCCCCACAGATGCTTGCTATTTGTATATTTGGGCTATCCTTAGTATCAGTATTATCTAGTGGTAATACTCTTAAAGGTCTTGCTATTGCCTGTATAGGCGTGGTTCTCGCTACCGTGGGAGAGGATGTACACTCAGGCACCTTCAGATGGACGTGGGGTTCTCTATATCTTTATGACGGTCTTCCTATCGTTCCTGTTGCGTTGGGGTTATTTGCTCTACCTGAGATGGTTGATCTATTACGGTCAGGACAAAGCGTGTCTAGAAATACAAATAATCTGAGAAGGGGTCAGTGGGTTGGTGTAAAAGATACTCTTCAAAACTGGTTCTTAGTTCTACGTTGTTCTGCTATAGGCTCAACTCTAGGGTCTATTCCCGGCATTGGTAGTGCTATTATTGATTGGGTTGCATATGCACACGTTAAACGAACTACTAAGGGAGATTTTGGTAACGGTGATGTGCGTGGTGTTATTGCTCCAGAGGCAGCAAATAATGCCAAAGAAGGTGGGGCGCTAATCCCTACAATAACCGTTGGTGTGCCGGGTTCTGTTGGTATGATACTTGTTATGAGTGTATTAGTGATGCATGGTTACTACCCCGGTCCTGATATGCTAGGGGAGAATATCAATGTAACTTACACTCTAGTGTGGGCATTGACACTTGCTAATATCATAGGGGCGGCAATATGCTTTGGTTTCGCAGGACAACTGGCAAAATTAACGCTGGTTAGACCTATCTTTCTGGTCCCATGTATCATTGTCTTTTGTTGTATCGGAGCATACCAAGCAACTGAATCGTATCATGATATAACAGTTATGGTAGTAGCAGGAGCATTCGGGTGGATTATGAAACAACTGGGATGGTCAAGACCTTGTTTAATCCTTGGATTTGTGCTTGGGTCTTATATTGAAAGATATATGTTTATATCCTATGAGCGATATGGTTGGGAGTGGTTGTATTCACCAATAGTAGCGGGTATTTTACTGGTCACTCTATATGGTATAATAGCACCATTCTTTAAAAACAAAAGGAAAGGCGGGCACTCAGAGCGGGCAAATATTCCAGATATGATATTTACTATAGTATTAACTCTAATGTGTATTCTTATATTCTTACATAGCACTACTATGCCATTCTCTGCTGGTATCGTTCCCGGCATCATGGGAGGATTTGCCATGCTATTTCTTACATGCATTGTAGTATGGCAGAATTATAAATATCGTTTAGATAAACTCAATTAAATCGTGTTCCATTTTGATAAAACAATTAGAACACAGGATAGTTGATTCATTGATTAGTGTAAATACTTCTGACCTAGACTTGTCATTCGTTCCTACACGTTTAGTTATTTTTCTAATCTCTGCATCATGTGGATGGAATTTGAGACATGCGGTTTCACTTTCACCACAATGAGCGCAAGATTTCTCTGCAAGGTGTTCATTAAGTAATATGATCCTCTTGCGATAGTTTCGCCGTGAGACTTTTTTGATTGTTTCTTTATACTTTTCATAATGCTCATTCATGAAACTATTTATATGATATAACACATCTAAAAACGCTTGTTGTAAAGCAGCGTTTTTATAAATATCTTTATAACAACAACAACTCTTTATTCGGAGGAGTAAAACATGTCATTTTTAGTTTCACCCGGCGTACATGTTAGAGAAATTGATCTAACTAATGTAATCCCTGCCGTTTCAACAAGTATAGGGGCAATTGCGGGACCGTTCCGTAAGGGTCCAGTTAGTGAAGTTGTAAATATTTCTTCGGAAGAAGAACTTATTACAACATTTGGTAAACCAAATAATAGTAATTTCGAGTGGTGGTTCACTGCTGCAAACTTCTTGCAGTATGGAGACGCACTCAAAGTCGTTAGAACAGAAAGCGGCTTGACAAACGCTGCTTCTTCTGGTAATGACGCATTAGTTTCAGTTACAGTTGCTACGGCAAGTGCTGGTTCTACTAGTTTCCCAACAGCATCGATTAGTTCTGGTGGTGACTTTGACACACAAGCGGTGCTTGGTGCGGTTACTGCTGGCGTGTTTTCTGTTGCGATTGCTGCTGGTGGTTCCGGTTACACTGCCAATGATGTTGTAACACTCAACCTTGGCACAGGAACAGAAGCAACATTTACAGTTACTGCTGTTGACGGTGGTGCTGTTACAGCAGTTTCGATTGCTACAGCGGGTGCTTACACTGCAATAGACAGTGATGTTCTGGCAGTAGCAACGGTGGGTGGAAACGCTGATTTTACAGTTAATGTTACACTATCGGTTAGTTCAGTAGCAGTTACCACTGCTGGTGACGGTTATGGTTCTGCACCAACAATTACTCTTGCTGGAACAAGTCTTACTCAGACTGCTACAGCAGAAATGGGAACAGGTATTCTTATTCGTAACGACACTCATTACGAATCAGATTATGCTGATGGTCAGGCATCTGGTAGAGGTTCTTGGGTAGCACGTTCTGCTGGTAAGTGGGGAAACGGTGTTGCCGTTTCAATTTGCCCAAGTGCTGCTGCTTATTCTGAAACAGCAACATCATTGGTTGATGACGTTGCTGCTAATGCTGGTGACACAACAATTACAGTTGACAGCGGGTCAGAGTTTAATGTTGGTGATATTGTTCACTTCCAAGAGGCAGATGGCTCAGAGTATGAGGTTGTGACAATTGCAACAAACTTGCTAACAATTCGTTTTCGAGATGACCCGCTTAGTGCTGGTCTTCAGTCTGCAATTGCTGACAATACGGCAATTCGGCGGCGTTGGAGGTTCTACGACTTATTTGATGCTGCCCCCGGCACATCAACTTTTGCCGCAGACAAGAATGTTGCTAATGACGAACTTCATATTGTTGTATATGACCAGAACGGTATTCTTACAGGGTATGATAACGATGTTGCTGGCTCTCGTACATTGTCAGTGTTGGAAACTTTTACAAATCTTTCGAAAAATCCTAGTGCAACTTCACCACAGGGTGGTAATGTTTACTATCCTGATGTAATTTTCCGTCAATCTTCGTATGTTTACTGGGTGGATCACCCATCTGCCGGAACAAACTGGGGGGGAGCTATTCCTTCTGGCGCTACTTATGCTGGTATTAATGACCCAGTTACAGAATCTATGGGTGGTGGAACAGATGATTATGCTGTTACTGCTGGAGAAATTAATCTTGCTTATGACTTGTTTGCTGACACAGAAACACTGGATATTAACCTTATTCTTGGTGGTCCCGGTGGTGGTTCTGGAGATAGTGCTTCATTACAGGATACACATGCAACAATGTTAACAGACCTTGTTGAAAAACGCAGAGACTGTGTTGCATTTTTGTCTCCATACCGTAGTGCAACTGTTGGTGTTACATCAATTATTACACAGACAAGTAATGTTGTGGCTGCATTTGATGCTTGCCCCTCATCGTCTTATGTTGTGTTTGACAGCGGTTACAAGTACATTTATGACAAATACAACGATGTATATCGTTATGTTCCTATGAATGGTGATACTGCTGGTCTTTGTGCTTATACCGACAGTGTATCTGACCCTTGGTATTCACCAGCGGGTTACAATCGTGGCAATGTTCGTGGTGCTATTAAACTTTCTTATAATCCAATGAAGGCACATCGTGACCAACTTTATCGGGCACGGATTAATCCAGTGTGTGATTTCCCCGGTCAGGGCGTTGTTCTCTTTGGTGATAAGACTGCACTTGCAAAACCAAGCGCATTTGACCGCATTAACGTGCGCCGATTGTTCTTGGTTCTTGAGAAGGCAATTGCCACTGCTGCTAAGTATATGCTCTTTGAGTTCAACGATGAGTTCACACGGGCACAATTCCGTAACATGGTAGAACCTTTCTTGCGAGATGTGCAGGGTCGAAGAGGTATCACCGATTTTGTTGTTAAGTGTGATGCGACAAACAATACGGGAGAGGTTATTGATCGAAACGAGTTTATTGGAGACATCTTCATTAAACCAGCAAGGTCCATTAACTTTATCACCCTTAACTTTATCGCTGTGCGAACAGGTGTGGCGTTTAGCGAGGTAGGAGGTTAATCATGGCTAATATAGATGACTTTAAAGCAAATCTACTTGGTGGTGGTGCCAGAGCGAATCAGTTTCGTGTAACTGTCACCCCACCCCCCGGCATTGCAATCGGGTTGGACGTTCGGAGAGCATCCTTCCTTTGTCGTGCTTCAAATCTTCCTGCACTATCAATTGCAGAAATTGCGGTTCCTTTTCGGGGTCGTAATATCTACATTGCTGGTGACCGGACGTTTGAAGAAACTTGGACTACAACCTTTATGAACGATACTGACTTTATGGTCCGTAACGCGATGGAAGCATGGTCTAACGGCATCAACGATCTCGCCAACAACACAGGTGTGGTTGCTCCTTCTGATTATCAGTCTGATTTGACTGTTGAACAGTTGGATAGGGATGATACAGTTCTGAAAACATATATTTTCAGAAGTGCTTTCCCACTAACCATTGCTGCTATCGAACTTACATCTGAAAATGCAGATGCTATTGAAGAGTTTGAAGTAACTTGGAGATATCAGCATTTCGAAGCATCTGGCGTAAACTTCTAATTTAAACCTACTAAATAGAGGGTAGGAGATATTAGACATTATGGCAGAACTTTTCGGATTTAGTATTCAACGTGCGTCTAAGGGAGAAGGGAGTAGTGGACCAACATTCACTACTCCTACTCCTGATGATGGAACTCATGAGATTGCTGGTGGCGGTTTCTTTAGTCAAGTATTGGATACAGACGGCAGAGAGCGCACTGAATTAGATTTAATTCGGCGTTATCGTGACATTGCGTTTCAACCAGAGTGTGACGCAGCAATTGAAGATATTGTAAATGAGGGTATCGTTGCTAATCAAAGAGATGTAGCAGTTATGATTACTCTCGACAGATTAGAATACTCAGAAAAAGTTAAAAATAAGATACGCGAAGAATTCAATGAAGTTCTTCGTTTGCTTGAGTTTGAGACAAAGGGTCATGATATATTCCGTAGATGGTATATTGATGGTCGTATTTTTTATCATAAGGTAATTGACGCGAAGAACCCTCGTAAGGGTATTGCAGAACTTAGAAATATTGACCCTATCAAGATTAAAAAAGTTAGGGAAGTTAAGAAAGACAAAGACCCTAAAACTGGTGTTGATATGATTCGAAATATCGATGATTATTATATATATCAGGAAAAGGGTTTGAATGCTGCTGGACAAGGTGGTGCTGGTACAGGATTGAAAATTTCTGCCGATTCCATTGCATATTGTCCATCAGGTATTATTGACCAAGGAAAGGGTCATGTTCTTTCATATCTACACAAAGCAATTAAACCTGTTAACCAACTGAGGATGATTGAAGACGCGCTGGTTATCTATCGTATTTCACGGGCACCAGAGCGTAGGATTTTCTATATTGATGTTGGTAATCTGCCTAAGATTAAAGCAGAGCAATATCTAAAAGACGTAATGAATCGCTATCGTAATAAATTGGTTTACGATGCTTCCACAGGGGAAATTCGGGATGACCGAAATCATATGTCGATGCTTGAAGACTTTTGGTTGCCTCGCCGTGAAGGTGGTCGGGGCACCGAAATTAGCACACTTCCCGGCGGTACTAATCTGGGGGAAATAGATGATATCGTATACTTCCAACGAAGGTTATATCGTTCACTTAACGTGCCGATTTCACGACTTGAATCTGAAAACGGGTTCAGTCTTGGACGGGCAACAGAAGTTACAAGGGATGAACTTAAATTTACCAAGTTCGTACAACGTATTCGTAAAAAATTCACCCCCCTATTCACTGACTTGCTCAAAACTCAACTACTCCTAAAAGGTATTATTGCTCCAGATGATTGGGCAAATATGCAGGAGCATATTCAGTATGACTTCCTAGAAGATGGTCATTTTGCTGAATTGAAGGAAGCAGAACTTCTGAATGACCGTATCCAGACTCTTGATAGCATTCAATCTTATATCGGTACATTCTTTAGTAAAGAATATGTGTTAAAGAATGTTCTTCATCTTAATGATGGAGAAATTTCTGAGATGCAAGACCAGATTAAGAAAGAAAACGAAACAGATGTTGAAGATGGCGGCATTGAGGTTCCAGATGGTGGCGATGGTGTTACCCGTTATCCACAGGATGGTGATGGGGGAGTAATTGAACCAGAAAGTATGCCTGATTATGAAGACCCAGAGCATGATGGCAAACCTGATGATGACCAAAAATTTAGCAAACCTAAAGAGCCTAAAGGAGAAGATGATGAGTAGAGAATTTGTAGATGCACTTGCATCAGGAAATAATATTGAAGCAGAGCAATCATTTAATAATGCTATGTCTGGTAAAGTGGGTGATGCGCTAGAGATTCGTAGGCGCGAACTTGCAAATACTTTTGTAAAATTTAAGGATAAGGAAGCAGACGTAAATGGTTCGGATTGAGGAAATCTATAAATCTACAGTTGTAGAAAAGGATGAGCATAAGCGCACAAAGGAATATAAGCGGTTATCGCCTAAAATGAAGAGTGCCATTGATGAAATATTTCGTCTAATGGATGCTAAACCTTCGGATTTCCTAAATAGTTTCGAGAGTACTATAAATAGTGTATCTAAGAAATATAAAGTCCCAGAGAAGGAACTTCTTTCATATTTCGAAAGAGAAATGTTGGCAATCTAGGAGTAAGGCATGGCATATCAGTTACTAAGACACGTTGGAAATATTACACAAGCAGATAACGCAGCGGCGCTGCTTGATTTGCTGTATCTTTCCCCCGGTGCCTGTTTCCGTATCAGTGAATTTGGCGGTGAGGCTGGCTTCTTCCTTTTAAGTAATGAAGGAACAACAGTTACCGCAACTAATGGTACTTTTATTGGTGCCAACGCAACATTATTCGTTATCCCTGATATTCGCCCAAAATCAGCAGCATTATCATCTGCAACAAATGCAAACCCCGGTGTTCTTACATTTCAGGGTGGACACAGTTTTCTAGTAGGAGAGAATATTTCCCTCTTTGGTTCTGCTTCCGGTTGGAATACACTTATTACCACTGCTAATGTTGCTGCACGAACAGATAATACTATCACGACAGATAAAGACTCGTCAGCTACGGGCGCGATTGGTATAACTGCGAATCAAACTGTTCGTACAAACT